CATGCGTTGTCATGCTTGCGGTGGACAGATAGACATTTACAAATACTATGCAGACTTTGAATACCTGAGTTTTGTGCAAGCAAAGGAGAAAGTGATGGATCTAACAGGAGAAACAAGGCTATTCGAGCCAACAGGGATTGCAGCTAAAAAGTCTTACAATATACCAGTTATTGAAACAAGGCCATTATCACAGGAAGCAATTGACTTAATGGAAGTAAGAAAGATCACAAAGCAAACCTTGGATGATTGGGGAATAAAGGAAGCAAGCTGGAACGGATCAAACGTTTATGTTTTTCCATACCACAAGGAACAAAATACTGCGCTCACCCATGTCACGTACAGGGAAATCAAAAGCAAAGGATTTAAGGGTGGTTGTGAAAAAGGGACCGAGCCTATTTTATGGGGGATGGACCATACTCTGCCGGAATCGTTTAAAAAACCTCTAGTAATTACAGAGGGGCAGCCGGACGCAATGGCAGTATGGCAAAGCGGTTATACAAACGTAGTAAGCGCACCAAGCGGAGCAAATAACCTAACATGGATAAATACCTGCTGGGAGTGGTTAAAAGGCAGAGAGATCATCGTATGGGCCGACAACGACAAGCCAGGGTTAGAGTTTGCCGAGAAGATCAAGCAAAAACTAGAGAATGTCAAAACCTTCTATAGTGACTTGCCAAAAGGGAAAGACGCAAACGAAGTCTTGTACACCTACGGACCGGAGAAAGTGCTTGAGCTAATCAACAATGTAATAAACGAAATGCCTGAGGGAATCAAGGACACAAGCCGTATTTTATATAAGCCAACTATCTTAGGGGGAATAGAGACAGGGTTCTTGGGTTACGACTCATACGTTGAAGATTGGAAAGAGGGAGATCTTACAGTAGTCTTTGGCAGGAATGGGGAGGGCAAGACAACCTTCATTAGCCAGATAATAGCGCATTGCATAGAAAAACGTGTTCCATCCTTCCTTTACTCAGGAGAAATGAGCGAGTTCAAGATTCAAGATTGGATCTATCGACAGCTAGTCGGAAACAAAAAGCAGTACATGGACAAAGTGGAAGCTAAGTACAAGATAAAGGAAATCATCAAGCCGGAAATAGTAAAGCGAATTAAGGAATGGCACGAATCACTATTTTACATCTATGACAGAACAGTGGAAGCATCCGGCAAAGGTGTGGACGTATTCTTCCAGACAATGGAGTTAGCAGCTAAGAGATATGGAGTAAAGATATTCTTTGTAGACAACCTCATGTCCAGGCTAGAGGAAAATGCAGACAGCCTTAACAGTGATCAAGCAAACTTTACTGAACGATGCAAGACTTTTGCAAGAACAAACAGCGTTCACCTGGTCCTAGTATGCCATCCAAACAAGATGAAGGGTGAGATCACTAGCGGATCAGTAGGAAACTTAGGTAAGACGGACATAAGCGGAACAGGGAACATAGGAAACAAGGCAGACAACATTATAGCAGTAGAACGGAACTGGGGAGAGGAAAAGGACTGGGACGCAATTATAACAAGCCTTAAGGACCGAGAAGCCGGAGAACGAAAGGCTATTAAATACTTCTTTTCTCAAAGGACACTGAGTTTTTACAACAGGGACACAACAGAAAACAAGTCTTACGGATGGGAAGGCAACACAGAACAGGAAGTTATAGAGATACAGGAGCAATGCCCATGGACAATATAGAACAACAACTCAAAGAACTTATACCGCAGACTAGAAAGGCCATGATTTGGCTGGACGATCCAAAACGAACTAAGGAGGAAGTTGATAAATGGTATCCAAAATATATAGAAATGTTCAACGAGATAACAAGAATAGAGCGAATCATGCGGAGCTAACGGATGAACGATTTAGGGAGATTTCCAAGAAAGTAATAAGCCTTATTTGTACAAGAGATCCAATAGAACACGCGAAAATAGCGAAGGAGTGAAAAATATGGCAAAAATGATAGATCCAGTATGGATAACAGCGCTATGGGAAAACGGCCTAATGGACGAGCAAATAGGGGAGCAAATGAACCGATCAGATAAGTCAATAAAGCAATGGAGACAGAGACACGGCATGGCAAGCAATAAGGACATATTCAAATGGGGACGGCCAGAACATGAGCACGATAAGAATCAAGCCATAAGAGAGGTTAGATGATGGCATACAGCTTCTATATCACACCACAACAGTACAACATAGCGCTAGAAAATGGCATCAGTGATCGCTTGGCAACCGAGCGAGTCAGAACACTTGGCTGGACCGTAGAGAAAGCAATAACACAACCCTCCAGGAAAAGCAGGAAGTATGGCCATTGGTTAGAGGTAGCGAAGGAGAACAATGTCACACTATGCGTACTCTACAGCCGAGTGAGTAGACAGGGAATGACCATGGAGGAAGCAGCCACAACCCCGATAATGAAGCGCGAGGACATTATAGAGGCAATAGCAGAGACAAAGAGAAAACCGCAATACTGCACAGAGAACAAAGAAAGAGCAATGTCTAATGGAGTGAGTTATAGGGCCCTGCAATGGAGGTTAACTCATGGATGGACGATAGAGGATGCCATAGGGACCAAGAAGCTAACGCCGGAGGAAGTGGCACAAAGAGCTGTAGCGAAATCGTACTGGAAGATAGGACCAAGTTTGTTTGTTAAGAAAGGAGTCACGGCATGAATAACAGCTATCCAGTCAAAGGAGTTTTACACATGCTATCAGATGGATCTTCAACAATAGAACAAACAGAGGAGATTATTAACATGTATATTATCCTATCAACTAGGAAGGGATACGCGGAGGGAGTAACCGACACATTAAGGAGCAATGTAAAACGCCTGTACAAGAGCGAGAAGCCCTATCAGAGCCTTTTGGATATGGAACCTGTATAAATTATAGGGAGAGAGAATTGGAGGGCTAGAACGTGGCAAGGAGCAAGTACGGAGCAATCAAAACAGTGGTGGACGGAATCACCTTCGATAGTAAAAAAGAAGGTGCTCGCTACTCTGAATTAAAGCTATTAAAAAGGGCAGGGGCAGTTAAGGAGTTCACATGCCAACCTAAATTTATACTCCAAGAAGGGTACAGGAGAAAAGACGGAAAAAAGATCATAGCAATAAAATATATAGCAGATTTTAAGATTGAATATCCAGACGGAACAATCGAGTATGAGGACGTGAAATCGCCTGCCACAGCTAAGAAGGAGTCCTTCTTAATTAAGCGTAAGTTACTAGAACTTAAGTACGATTTAATCCTCAAATTGGTATAAGACAACAACAATAAGGGGGAGCTAAAATGTCCCTACAGAGAAAGAGTAAGTGGAATCATAAACGAAGGGCAGTCGTACATCTATTCGAGGAACAAGCGGATAAAACAAGAGAGCAAAACGACTTATTTTGGGATTCACTCGCCTTGCCGAAGAAGTCAGGACGCAGACAACAGAAACATAGAAAAGGGAAAGCACCAACAACACAAACTACAGCGTATACACAGGTAGATAAGAGAGACAACAAGAAATGCCAACACCCAGGTTGTTACTCAGATAACACGAACCATCATCACATACTATTTCGTTCGCATGGTGGAAAAAATGACCTTGAAAATTTAACAACATTATGCCTAGAGCATCACAATTTAGGCAAGAACAGTCCTCATAAATCAGTAGCATGGCAGAGATATTGGGAGGGGTGGGCTGAGAATTTATATCCAGCCTACTGGAAGGCAATCAGAGAAGGACAAAAGATCACACAGCCGTATAACAACAGAACAACAACTCAACAGGAGGTAGCGAAATGATGGAGCATAGCTGTGAAAACTGTATAAAACTAATACGCGAATATGTAAGCTGTGGAGATTACGAAGATTCCTGTGTGCTTGGAGAAAAAGCATTTATAGAGTGCCAAATATCGGGATCTGAGGATTACTTTGAGGAGGTAGCGAAATGATAAAAATAGAGTGTAGCGAGTGTAGCTTTCGTTTCCACAATAAGGAATTACTGCCATGCAGAACATGTGTAAATAAAGGGAGGGCTTAGAGGATGGAAAGAGATTGTGAAAAATGCGTTTACATGAGAAATGAATATGATGAAAAGTGTATGGAAAAGTGTGCTGCTTGCTCATATACCAGTCATTCTAATTGGAAAGAGAAGATCGAATACAAGATAGTAGCAGATGTACTAATAAGGATTTCAGCGCTCAAACTCGTAGATGCAGAACGCAACAGACAGGATGAAAAATGGGGGCAACAAAACCACGCTCAACAAGCATGGGTAGGGATACTGGGAGAAGAGTACGGTGAGTATTGCCAGGCAGTAAATGAGACATACCTCAACAACGCAACGAAGAAGAATGAAGGGGGGTATGAGAATCTACTCAAGGAATTAACCCATGTTGCAGCGGTGGCCGTGGGGGCTATGGAGTCATTAATGAGAAATAGGGGGAATGAATAATGTTTTTGGATTTATTTAGCGCAGTTGTCGGGGGAGTCGTTGGGGGTCTTGTAGGCTTCATGACCTGCATATTGATAAGTGTTTCTAATGGGATGAGTGAGGAAAACAATGAATAAAAATATATGCCCAGAATGCGGAAATAGGATGATACCTGAGGGTGGATGCGCTCTGTGTCATGCATGCGGCTACTCACCCTGTAAGTAGGAGGAATAGAGATGGAAGAGATAAAGAGAGAGTGCCCGAACGGATGGTTATGCGAGGAATGTTTACATGAGGAAGTATGTGCAATAGGACAATATTATATAGAGCCTGAGATAACAATAATAGAGATAGCTAATAAGATAGAAAAGGAAGTTGTTAAGGAAGCTTCTAAGGATGCAAGGAACATAATAAGGGGAACTTGGGCAAGCCAGTTCCTCTCCATGACAGAGGATCAACGATGGGAAGATTATAGAAAGCATCATATAGGGGATCTGATGTATAAGGAACCATATAAGGCGATGGCGGGGGCTATAGTTCCAGGCGGTGGTAGTAAGTCCAATGTTAAGAAATCAAACAAGGGATGCAAACCTACTGTGTATATTTGGGGAGCAACTATCTAAATATTACATCATATCATAGTTGACATTAGGTTGACAAGCATGATATAATTCTCTATAAGAGGTGTGCCCTACTTGAAATGAGTGGGGCTTTCCTTATGCCCAAATATAAAGGAGTTGATTGTGTGGAGTTAGTTAATATCAATAAGGAAATCTACGATGCCACACAGCGACTAAGTGAAGGATCAAAAAAGCTCTTCAAATATGCCAACAGAAAAGCAAAAGCAGAAAAGGCATACACAAGAGAGTTTGCACTTGAGATTATGAAATTAAAGATAGAAGGCCTAGCTATTACCTTAATAAGGGATATAGCCAAGGGTAATATAAGCGATAAGAAGTTTGATATGGATTTAGCGGATGCAGAGTGGACAGCAGCGAGAAGCAGTTTAGATGCAATACAAACTCAGATCTCCGGACTTCAAACGATATATAAACATCAAACAGAAATATAGGAGGTGGACATTGTGAGTGCTATCAGTAAGTCCTGTAGGGATTATATGGATAAGTACAGCGACAGTAGAGTTAATTGCGCAAATTGTGTAAAGTTCAATAGGGAGCATGGAGTTTGTTCTGATATTGCAGGAGTAATGCAGAGGTACGAGGACAGCCCTGTGTTTGATACGTTTAGTCGGATGATGACTGATAATCGTCCGGTATATTTAGGATAGAGAGGTGAACACAATGCCAAGTAACAGGCGAGAATCAGGGATAAAAAAGAATAATACATCATTTAAGCCTGGGCAGAGTGGAAACCCCAACGGCAGGCCAAAAGAGCCAAAGGAGTTTAAGGAACTAGCTAAGGCAAAATCACTTGATGCTTTAAACGTAGTTATAAACATAATGAACAATGACGAAGCTAAACACTCTGACCGCATTAAGGCAGCAGAGATGATTATAGACAGAGCATATGGCAAGGCAATACAGGCAACAGAGATAAGCGGACCAGAAGGCGCTCCAATAGAAACGCATAGCCTTACTGCTTTAACAGATAGTGAGTTGATTACGCTTGAACAAATCCTCTCGAAGCATACCAACACTTGATCAAGTACAAATTGAGAGAGCAAGGCGTAACTTCTATTACTTCTGTGTATATATGGACTCGTTATTCTTTACTATCGGCAAACCCCATCTTAAACTTATAGCAGATGCCTTCCAAGAGGTAGCAGACGGCAAGGTGATAGAACTAGCCGTGTCAATGCCACCAAGGGCAGGAAAGAGTTATATAACGTCTCTCTTCTGTGCTTGGATGTTAGGACGTAATCCGGACGGTAGCATAATGAGAAACTGTTACGCTGCCAAGTTAGCGGAGAAGTTTTCCAAAGACATAAGAGACGGCATCATGCCAAATGAGAAGTATAAGAAGGTCTTCCCTGACATTACTGTCAAGGGTGCTATAGATAACTGGATGATCAATAAGAACACCCAGCCAGCCTACTTCTGCGCTGGTGTAGGTGGACCTATTACAGGATTTGGATGTAAGACCTTAGCTATTCTCGACGATGGACTTAAGAACATTGAGGAAGCATTATCCGAGACAGTCATAGACAACGTATGGAACTGGTACACCTCAACGCATATGTCACGTTTAGAGAGCGGTTGTCCTGAGATACACATAGCTACAAGGTGGACCCGCAAGGATCCTATAGGCAGGCTCACAGATGTAGAGAGCGAAGCATATAAGCCAGGTATGAAGGTTATCAACATACCTGCACTTAACTCAGATGGAGAGACGTTCTGTCCAGAGATTAAGACAACAGCAGAGTATCACTCACTACGTAAGATCACAGAGGACTTCATTTGGGAAGCAGAGTTCATGCAACACCCCATTGAGTCTAAAGGCTTGTTGTATCCTATAGAAGAGCTTAATAGATTCACTATGGCAGACATAGCAACCAAGACACCGGATGCCATAGTAGGCTTTACTGATACAGCTGATAAGGGAGATGATTATCTTTGTTCTTTGATAGGAAAGCGCTTTGGCGAGCACACCTATATAACGAATGTGGTCTTTACGCAAGATGGCGTAGAAGTGACAGAGCCATTAGTAGCACAGCAGATCATAGATACAAAGACACAGATCATGCAGATAGAGAGCAACAACGGTGGTTACCAGTACAGCCGCAACGTAGCGAATCTGATAGATAAGAAGAGCTATTGTTCAGTCATAACATGCAATGCCACGACAAACAAAGAGACTCGCATACTTATGTGCGCTGGGTACAACAAAGAGTATATGTGCTTCCGTAAAGACTACGAGATAGGATCTGATTACGACAAGTTCATGCGCCAGCTAACAAGCTATGTTAAGATGGGCAAGAACAAGCATGATGACGGCGCCGATAGTTTAACTGGCTTAGGTAACTACATGAGAGCTAACCTAATGATTAAGCCTATTGAAGTAGATCCGGAGTCAGAACAGGGACGATATAATAAGATGATCAATGATCTAGGCAGGGAGATGCCGAAAGAGTTCTGGGCATGGTAGTAAAAGGTATATAGCATTTATGGTACGTTCTATAAATCATTAATGAGCCTTATGGTACACATAGCGAACCCTGAGAACCTTGGTATTACTACATTCTCATAATGCCTATAAGCGTACCGAATGGTGTACCTTATAGAACTATCTCAAACAGAAAGGCGACGAACAAATGATTATATACAATATACTAGCAGGAATCGGCATCATGTCGGTTCTTTTTCTATGCCTTTATATAGCTTACACAATAGGTCATAGACACGCCAAGAAGTCACTTGCAGACAAACGCACAGAGCAAGAAGAACTAGAGCTTGAACGACAACGTAAAGGATTTGACAACATCATGAACTTTGATATGGACGTTGCACTAGGAAGGAGGGGTAATAAGTGAGCTACGATCATACAGACGACTGGCAGAAGCTATTAGATGGACGCAAGTACAACAACACGCTAGAGCCTCCTTACAATGACATGGTCAACCTTAACATTGACTTTATCAACGACCAACAATGGAAGAACGTCGAGAACAACGGTATACCAACTCCTGTGTTCAACATCATGAAGAGAGCAGAAACGTTCTTTGTTGCTTCTATTACATCATCTAAGACGGCTATCAAGCTTGAACCTCTTGAATATGCAGAAGAAGAAGAGCAACAAACACCAGAGATGCAGGATCAACAACATGCTTCTGATATAGCGACTGGAGAGATTGAGAACCTATTTGAGAAGTTCAAAATGGACAACATGATTCGTGATGCCCTATTCAAAGCATCTCGCATGGGTGACGTTTACTTTCATGGATACTTTGACATGAAGAAGAAACCTTATGGTGGTATGTTTGGCAATGTCGAAGGTGAGATATGCGGTGAACTAGTAAATGGAACAAACATATTCCTTGGTAATCCCAACAACCCTATCATAGATAAGTACACACAACCTTACGTCTTAGTAACCGGAAGGGACATGGTCAAGAACTTACAAAGAGAAGCACAGCAGTACAAGAACTCTCAAGAAGCCGACAAGATCACCTCAGATAGCAACTGGCAGTATGAAGCTGGCGAGATGGCTAAGGTAGAAATACTCAGTGATAACGGCAAGTCTTCGGGTAAGGCGTTATATGTAATCTGTTACACCTATGATGCTGATAAGGATACTATCATGGCTTCTAAATGCACTGAGGGTGCTTATATGTATAAGGATGTAGACCTTGGGCTTAGCGACTACCCAGTGGCCGGGCTATGCTGGGAGAAGCAAGAGAACCAATACCATGGTAGAGCGTTATGTTCCGGAATTATCCCCAATCAAATCTACATTAATAGGCAATTCGCTATGGTTATGTACCATCTAATGAACGCAGCGTTCCCCAAGCTCATCTATAACGCAGACAGATTACCAGAACCCACTAACAGGGTGGCTTCCGCAATCGGTGTTCGCGGTGTAACCCCTGGCGAAAGCATAATGAACTATGTAGGCCAGCTTAACCCTGGTGTTATGTCGGGCGAGATTATCAAGGTCATTGACATGGCCATTGCTTATACAAAAGAGATGCTGGGTATCAATGACGCAGCACTAGGTAACATCAATCCAGAGCAAGCCAGCGGTACCGCCATTGCATCAACGGTTAGGCAGGCAGCCATCCCCCTAGAAAACACCAGAGCTAATCTGTATGGATGGCTAGAGGACATTGCCCGCATTTTGATAGACATGATGGGCACAAACTACGGTACAAGACCTATTATTATTAAATCAAAAGGGATAAGACAAAAAGTCGACTTTGACTTCTCCACGCTTAAACATCTTTGGTTGAATATCAAGTGTGACGTTGGGCCTAGTAGCTACTATTCGGAAATTGCCCAAGTTCAGATGATGGATACACTCCTTTCTATGAAGAATCCACTGTTCACTATGATAGATTACTTGGAAAACTTGCCGGAGAACTACAAGAATGAAGACCTCATTGAGCGAGTTAAGGAGAACCTACAAAAGCAAATGCAAATGCAGGAGCAACAGATAGCGCAACAAGGACAGATACAAACACAACAGGACCAACAGGGTCAAGACCAGCAGTTGCAGCAAGATCAACAGATTCAGGAACAGCAGTTGCAGCAACAAGATGATCAGTCAAAAGAAGCTGATTTCTACGATAGCTTGCCACCACAAACACAACAACAGATTAAACAGCTACCTGCAGAGTCACAGCAGAAGGCACTCATGCAGTTAATGCAATCTGGTATTAAACAAAGCATGCAACCGCAATAACAACTCAACATGATAGCTTACGACAGGTCGTTTGAAACGTCCTGTCTTTATATATGCCCAATAGTAAGCAAAAGATTTGCCTCACCAAGGCAGAAAGAAGGACCTATATGTTTAATTTTACTTTGTTTAAGTCACCATGCTTAAACGCAGACGATGCCATCGGCGGAGGTTCGGACGACTTTAGTGATGTTGTGTTTGATTTAGAGCCAGAGACATCCGAGACAGTTGAACCAGAAGCCACAGAGGAAGCTCCTGTAGAAGCAGAGGATACCAAACCAGCAGAAGCAGAGGCAACCGAAACACCAGCTTATATGAAACTGAAATATAACCATGAAGAGAGAGATTATACAGAGGAAGAAATAAAGACCCTTTCTCAAAAAGGCCTTAACTATGAAAAAGTTTTCGAGAAATTACAAGCTGCAGAAGCAGACCCAAGACTAGCACAACACAGTAAATTTAAAGCGATTGCTGATAGCTACGGCATGAGCGAAGACGATTATATAACAGCATTGCAAGAACAATATTTCGACAGCGCAGCAGAGAAGCAAGGGCTTACACCTGCACAAGTTAAGCGCGACTATGAACTAAGCACGAGGGAAAAGGCACAAACACAGCGAGAGCAGGCTAACACAGCAGCACAACAGTCTGACCGCATGTATAACAACTTTAACGCCAACTTCCCGGATATTAAGCCAGAGTCAATCAAGCCTGAGACATGGGCAAGAGTAGAGGCCGGAATGGATCTCTCACAATCATACGGTATGCAACAAAACCAAGAACTTATGGCAGAGATGAAAGTATTAAAACAAAACGCAGAAAACTCGAAACGTGCTCCTGTCGGCGGTGTAACTGGTCATGGATCAGATACAGCTAAGGCAGATAAGATGTTCGAGGGCTTTGACGAATAAGGAGTGTATTTTAAATGGCTATTAACTATGCATCAAAATTCGATTCTAAGGTAGTAGAACGATTTCAGCTTAAATCTTTAACAGAGGCAGCAGTCAACTCAGACTATGTATGGTCTGGTGTATCCACAGTAAACGCTTACAGCTACCCTACAACCGCGCTCAGTGACTACACATTAACAGGCGCAGCACGTTACGGAGTTGCAGCAGAACAACAAAACACAGTGCAAACCATGACCGTAGCCAAGGACCGATCTGCTACGATCACAGCAGATCGCAAGACTTTAGATGATACTAATTCTACTGCACAAGGTAACAAGATCTTATCCAGACAGATGAACGAGATTTATATCCCGGAAATTGACACTTATCGGATCGGCGTTATGTCAGCAGCAGCTATAACAAACGCAGCTACTACTACACTTGCCATTACTGCAGCTAATGCATACTCCAGCTTCTTAACAGCACAAGAGTTCTTAGGTAATGCTAAAGTTCCAGTCGAAGGGCGTATTGCATTTTGTACCTATGCCTTCTATTCCTTCCTCAAGAAAGACTCTAGCTTTGTCCTTGCTTCTGACGTCGCAATGAATCAACGTATTAACGGCATGATGATTATGGTTGATGGCGTTAAGATTGTTCCAGTGCCTTCTTCGTACATGCCTGCTACCGTAGCATTTGTATTATGTCACCCTACCGTAACCGTCGGGGTGAAGAAACTCGAAGACTATAAAATCCATGATAATCCTCCTGGGATTTCCGGTAGACTGTATGCCGCCTAGTAGAGCAATCTACTAGTGATAATTGGGCAATATCGGTGAACGCTGTACAAACTATTTACAAAGTACCAAAAGCATAGTATAATAGACATATGAATACTATGTGAGGTGTTTGAATGTGAATAAGAAGTGGGATTTATCAAAGGTTAGTGAACTGTTTAAATCTAGACAATGTACTCTTACTAGTAGTGAATACACAAACACAAAACACAAACTTAAATATATTGCTAGTTGCGGCCATGAACATGAAATAACACTAGACAATTTCAGGGCAGGCAAAGGTGATGTGTGTAAGAAGTGTAGATATGTATCAATCGGAGATAAACAGAGCTTAAGTCAAGCATTAGTCGCTGATTATTTTAAGGAACATGGTTGTATATTGATTGGAAAGTATACAAAAAATAACCTTAAGGTAGAATATATTGCGCAATGCGGACATAAGAACAAAGTCTCTTTTGGCAAGTTTCAACAGGGCATTGGAAGAACATGCTTAAGGTGTAGCAAGGCTGTTCGGTATGAATATGAATATGTATTCGATAGCTTTGTAAACGAAGAATGTTACTTGCTGGAGACTGAGTATATAAACTGTAGAACTCCAATGAAATATATAGCTAAGTGTGGTCATGAAGCTTATACAACATTTGATATGTTTAAGAATTCAAAGAGTATAAGTAAGAAATGTGCTAAGTGTCAAGACTCTAATAGTTACACCTATGAAGACATAAAGGTGTTACTTGAAAAGGAAAAATGCACATTACTTAGTAAAGAATATATTGTTGGTGTACCTTTAGAATACGTTGCACAGTGCGGGCACATAAAACACACACAGCTTCTTAAGTTCAACCAAGGACAAGGAAGAATGTGTAGTAAGTGCGCTAGACCTAAGGGAGAACAACACCATAGATACAATAGTTCGTTAACTGATGAAGATCGTTTCAAGAACCGTGATTTATGGGAATCAAAACAATGGAGAATCGCAGTATATGACAAAGATAAATACACTTGTCAGAAATGCGGAGATAGCAAAGGCAACAACCTAAACGCTCATCATATAAGCGGATGGAACATCGATAAAGATAAACGTTTTGATGTGAGCAATGGTATAACACTTTGCAAGGAATGCCATAATGATTTTCATGTAAGAAACGGTTATGGAAACAATACAGAATCCCAATTCTTAAAATGGTTTGATGCCAATACCGAGATAAAGCACATTGTAAAAGATGTGGCTCATCGTAACGCGTAGGAGACGAAACTGTCTAACGACAGAATGTAATTCTCCCATGAGTGCCCGACAACCCACAGGGTTGAAAATGTACGCTGAACTTTAAGGAAACTTAAAGAAGTAGAGGATAAAAAGCCTTTACGATAACATTTTGATACAGATCGATATGCGCATGCGTTACGACGCGTTCGTCTTAACGGCTAAAGTGAACGGCCTTTATTCATGGAAAATCGCCATCTAAGTATCAATTAATAATCATTATAAGGGTGATAGCCTATGAAATTTGTTAAGACAATTAATTCCAAACAAGTAATAGTCGAAGAGAAAAATCCAAACCACCACAGCATATGGATTAATCACGGATTCACAGAACACAAAGTAGCGCTTAAAAAGAAGTAACTGCTTACTCACCATGCGAGCAGGGGACTAATATCCTCTGCTCTTTTTTTATGTAGATTTATAAGGAAGGTGAAAGAATGGCAGTAACAGTAATAACTACTACACTAGATAGCTCAATAGTACCGAATACTCAGGCGTTGAATACATTAAACGTTAGAATGACAGAACAAGAAAACTTATTATCGACTAACGTTCCAGCTATTGCTTCTGCCGTAGCTACAGTAGCAAGTAATACAATAAGGCAGGATACGTTAGAAACTACCTTCAATGGTCTAATCATTAATGCTGGGAATAGCAACGCTGAAATAGTCACAGCACGTGGAGCAAATCCTAGTTTAGTAGTTAGGTTAGACGGCGTTACGTCACAGTTGGCTGAAACTACGTCGCAACTTGTTACTAAGGCAAGTAAAACAGAAGTATTTACAATGGACAATATGGGGCAGGACATACGAACAGCATTAACAGGCGGAAGCGTTGCCGTAGTTGGTACTAAATCTACTGACTTACCTAATTTAACAAATACGTTGGCTAATGTCATGGGTGCTTATAATGAATCACTCACTACTCTATTAGGGGGTTATATTTACGCTATAGCCACAGGACTGACATCAGTCAACGATGCCTTCACAGCCATTGAAGTCCTAGCAAGTGGTGGTGACCGATTTAAGCTAACTGTTTCGAATAATGGTAGTGCGTCATTAATGGCAATGTTACTGGCAGTAGATGGAACAGGGGCGATCCTAGATACTGTTCCCGTAGGGTCTGGTGTATTCACGAATTATGAATACTTCGCGCCACCAAACACAGCAAAATTATTAATCACTAAAACAAGGTCTGTGGCACATTCTATTGCTAAAATGTCTCTTATAGATATCGCAGGATCAATTAACAATCTTTTGTATTATAGGAAAATAGAGGGTTTAGTTTGGGTTGATGGATATTATAACGCTGATGCACTAACAGCACCCACAGTCGTTACTACTATTGGATGGAAATGCACTAGTATTCCTTGTGTGTTCGGGGAAAAATATTCGTTGACTGCCTTTGTAGGCAGTAGTACAGCTTTATGTCTAACCTATGACGTAAGTAATAATTTAGTGAGCAAGTACGAATACCATGTCGCTTCAATGAGAACAGATTTTGAAATTGTTGTAAAGTCAAACGAAGTTTTAATGTGTATAACGGCCTATCCTGTCTATGTTTATTTGGTTAAAAAATCGGGGTATTTAAAGGCAACGGATAATTACGTTGATATTGTAGACATAAAATCAAAAATTAATAGTGCTGTAGCCGTAAGTTGTGAGGGAGATAGTTTAACAAGTGGAACGAATTTAGGTGATGTGCCCTCGCGCTATCCTTCTATTTTGCAAACGCTATTACCGACAATGGCTATCAATAATTATGGTGTAGGTGGCGAAGGTTCGGAATCTATTGCATTAAGGCAAGGTGCTTACCCTATTTATGTTAATCCCTTCACGATTCCTGCAACGACAGCAACCACCGCAGTTACGATTGTTAGCGGATATTCAAATTCCGCAATAACTACACTGATAGGGCAGAGTGACGCAGGCATTAATCCTTGCGCTATTAATGGGATTTTAGGCACATTGACCAAGGTAACAGGCGTGTATTATTTTGCTCGTTTGGTTGCAGGAACTGCATCAGTAATCACTAGACCAGCTGTTTTGAAGACAAATATGAGTACTCATAACAGCGATATTGCTATTATATGGAGTGGCACAAATGACTCACTTACGTTAGCTACAGTCGAACCACTCATCGAAAAACAAAGAGCCATGATAGATTTCCTTAAAGTAAAAAATTACATCATTATTGGAATGACCGCCAAGGTATATATGCCAGACGTAGCTGGTATTAATGATATTCTTAGAAAAGAGTATGGCTTTAGGTTTTTAGACATTAGGCAGTACATTTTAAATTATGGCCTTGCCGACGCAGGGATAACACCAACAACACAGGACAACACTGATATTGCAAATGGTGAAATACCGACAAGTTTAAGAGCTGATACTGTCCATTTTCTACAGGCTGGATATAACATTGTGGCACAACAAGTCAAACAAAAAGGTGTAGATTTGGGCTTCTGGTAAGTCACAGTAGACGCATTATGTGACAAAAGAAATGAGGTGATACAGTGCTATTAAGCGCAGTAGATGTAATAACAGTAACCCCTACAATCGACGGATCACGTAATACCTACGACCTTCCACTATCCTTCGCTAGTATAGGCCACGTTGACTTCACATCAACAGACTTATTGACGTACATTCCCAACTTCACAGACTATACCATGTCAGGAAATGTGTGGAGTGTACCGGGGACGTATGGCGGTGGCTTCGAGATATATTATAACTACAATTCTAGTGACCAATGGACACTAGACTTGCTCATCACAGAGACGCTTCTCCTGGTTGACAACCAAAAAGTTGTCAAAGATGTCAATGGAGATTATCAAGGGAAATCGTTAACAGAAGTACGCAAAATAATTACGTCATTAAACAGAGCTAAAAACAAGATAGCAAAAGAGAAGTCCCAACCAAGCTTCACAGAGCGAATAACACTAGGTTCAAATGGAAAGTTTGATTGCACTAACCTTAGCAAGTTGTTTATGAACATCAACTCATTGACAGAAGAAGTTAAGGACAAAGCTGGTAATCAGATCACAGACTCTACAGGTTGTGACGTGCGTTACGAATGGATGGGTTCAGCACTTCTCATATGCCCTAATAAAAAGAGCGGTGACATACTAAACCTAGAGTACGCTTTTCTACCTCGTGATATGAGATTTCTAACCGATGTACTGGACTTTCCAGAGGTTATTGACCCAAGAGTTCTTTGTTACTTCGCAGCCTATCAGTACGACTTAATCTCTAGCCCGGATGATCCCACATTAGCCAGTAATTGGCTCAACCTTTGGAACGATGGCTTTAACAGTATTTTCCATAGAGCAGAGTATAGACCGATAAAAGACTCCTATAACTGGGGGTGGTAAAGTGATACAGATTAATACTAGTAAAAAGAAAGTAGTCCCTGTACTACACTTTGATGATTTCAGCGGTGGATTTTCTACCTATGCTGAGAGCCAAATAAAGGATAATCAATCAGCTGGCTGCTCTAATGTCCTATACGATGGCAGGCAGTTAAACTCTCGCGAAGGTCAAGCATACCTTTATTCCACTACATTAGGCGTAGGAGCAATAAACGGGGAGTGGGATTACAGGAAAAAAGATGGTACAACATTCCACCTAATCCACCATACAACAAAACTATATACACAGACAGGAACAAGCCAACCTGTACTGATATTCACTGGCCTTGTGGACACACGTTCGCAAGGCTATACTCTTGCCGATTTCTTCTTCATTTTAGATGGAACAAATTTCAAATACTTCGATGGAACAACGGTGGCGGATGTAACCGCAAATGCTTATATTCCTACGATCACGCAAGGAAGGAACCCAGCAGGAACAACTTCATCTTCAAAAGAGAACTTCAACTTTCTTTCTAATAGCTGGATAGATTCATTCAGTGGGGATGGTTCCAGCACGGTCTATGTTTTATCTAGTAAGACGCTGAACATCGCTCTAAGCTCTGTGGGAGAGGTTAAGGTAGATGGCGTTGTGAAGGTGCTAACAACAGATTACACAGTAAACCTAGGCACTCACAGTATTACCTTTACAAGCTTTCCAGCAGCAGGGACAAACAACGTCACAATAACAGGAACTAGCACAGGAGCTAAGGACCCTAACACAATTAAGAAAAATAAATACTTCGCATTCTTCGGAAGTAGAGTTTGGTTAACGGGGAACGTAGATAATCCTGCTACAACGTATTGGTCAGGATTAACTTTGAATCCCGTTAAAGATCCGTTCTATTTTCCTGATAATAACTTCGTAGTTCTTGGTAGTTCAGGTGATCCAAATAGTTCTATGAATCCACATAATGACTCACTGATTATGTTTAAAGAACACTCAACACATAGAGCAAGCTATGTCTTGTTAACTGATGGAACAGCACAATTTAACTTCAATATAGTTAACTATACGACAGGATGTGACATGCCTTACACTGTCCAAATGGTCAACAATGACATAGTATTCTCCAACACTTATAAAGGGGTCTGCATACTGCGTGGTGTCGTTCTCAGCAGGGGTGACGAGCGAAGTATTGACTCTATAGGAGCTAATATAAATGGAACAGTAGCAAAAGCAGGGTTTCTGGATGAACAGATCAGTGATTTAAAGAAAGCCTCTTCCATTGATGACGGAAAGCGTTATTGGATCTCTGTAGGGTCCAAGGCTTGGGCTTGGGATTATGTTATAAAAGATTTCTCCGGCGATGAGAAGGTCATGAGTTGGTGGCCTATGACTAATATAAATGCGAGCTGTTGGTTACTCAGGGATAAAGAAGTTTTCTATGGGGACAGAACAACAGGCTTAGTTGCTAAAAGAACAGAGGGTATTTATAACGACAATGGATTGGCGATCGACAAGTTCTATGAGTTCAAGAAGATGGACTTCAAAAGCCCAGAGTTCTTAAAGAATATCAACTTTATGTGGATTATCGTTCCGGCCGGGGTAGCAAGCTCAATGATTATTAGATGGATAAGCGACGACGATGATGAGAGCGAGCTTATTCAAAAAAATATGACGAGCAGAGCATCATGGCTTAACTATACATGGCTTACTTTCACATGGAGATACCCCACCAATGAAATTGTCATACCAATAAGACCAAACGTTAAGAACACACAAGAATACAGCTTAAGAGTCAGTAACAACGTAATCAATGAAAACTTAGCAATGGTCAGAGTTTCTATGAAAATAGCACTTAGTAAAGAAATAAGATAAGGGGGTGTCATCGTGGCTATTACGCCATTCGCATTTACAGCAGAAATGACAGACCATACAGCATTTCCAACAGATCCAGGAAGTGAAGACGCCTTTCGCGCACAACACCAAAGATTACATTCAGAAGCAAGGGATTATATAAACGCCTTAATACTCTTTCCGCAATCAGCCTATATTGCACCAACGCTTATTAATGGATGGGCTAATTTTGGTTCAGGAGCCAACGTTAAGTACATGAAGGACTCTTTAGGCTTTGTCCATCTAAAAGGTAAGTGTAGTACGGGTGGTTCTAGTGCCGTAACTATATTTAATCTTCCTGCTGGATATAGACCATTGATAACAGAAGCGCTTACTTTTGTATGTTCATCAGGCTCATCATTTGCACAAGTTGTTATAAATCCTAATGGTGATGTAACTCCAACAGCAGTCAGCCAACCTAATGTAAATCTAGACAATATCATATTCAGAGCGGAGGGATAATATGGCAGACTATATCGATCAAATTTACGCAGCGAAACGTAACGCAAACACAAACGCACTAAAGCAACGTAGGGACGAGCAATTGGCACAGTACGATACGCAGGGAACACAAGATACACAAGCTTATAACCAAGGGCTACCACAATTTCAAAATGACATGAACCAAGCAGACGTTGGGGCGTTCCAAGATACACAGAGACTAGCAGAGAGATCAGCACAAAGTGGTAACTACAACGGCGGTCAGACAGACTCAAACTTAGCTAGAATAATGCAGACGGCTTCCAATAATAAAGCAGGGTTTAAAAATCAAGAGAATCAATTCAAACAAAATTACGCTAATAATCAAAACACTTTAGCAGGGGCTAGGTCAAGAGCTAATAATTCGTATAACAGTGATTTAGCAGCTAGTGACATGAGTATTAACGCAGATATTGCACAAGCAAGAGAACAACAGAGACAAGAAGCGGCAGCGGCGGCAAGGGCGGCGGCTAAAGCTAAAGCACCAGCCAAACCCAAAGCACCAGCTAAACCAACTGCAGGACAACTAAAGGCGATGGGTATGGCTGATGTTGATAGCGCCTTCCAATCAGGAACAACCTTGCAAGAATTAACATCCTCAATTATGGATAATGCTGCTGGATATGTCAATGCAGGAATTGACTATAACGCAATTCTAAATTATGCAAACAGTAAATACTCTGCATCTCAAGACGCATACACAGCACAACAACCAACATTAACACAAAGCGCAGCTAATTCATTAACAAATAGTGCATTTAAAAATATGGGTTCATATGGTGGCAATTCCTCCAGCATAGGTGGATGGCTAAATAATCATTAGGAGGGGGAAGAATGTTTGATCTAAGCAAAAAGAAGAAAGATAAACAACAACCACAACAACAACTCAACCAATCATACGCGCCTGTTCTGAAAGGAGCAGGCCCTAGAATGTCCTCATTACCTGCATTAAGGTCACAACAACAATTTCAATCACAACCAATAACGCCTAAATATGATTTCTCGTCTGGCCTAAGGCCTTCCCACGCATCAACCATTAATACTAATCCAGTTATAGGGGAAAACTTATTTTTAACTAACACATTTCCAATACATCAAAACGATGCACCAGCTCTAAAGGGAATTAAGGGATTAGGGAACTTTGCAACAAGTGTATTTTCAGCACCGGGAGAGTTGCTTAGAAAAGCTTCTCTCCAAGGTGGGAGTATATTAACAGGAGGCGGTATTAGGAAGGACCTTCTGAAAAATACTTCATTTACTCAGGATATTCTTCCGCGAAGTGCTTCAAGTAAGTTAAACAACTTTCAACAACAGCATCCTATAGCTGGAACAATAGCTAATATGGCACTAGAAATTGGCGCAGACCCTACATCATATCTCACAGGAAGTTCATTAAATAAAGTCATTAATCCTAAGTCAATAGGAGAATTACCATTTAAGCCGTTGAAATTTAACATAGCAAAACAAGCTGAACAACCTATTCCTAAAACTAGTTTTATACCAGAGCCACAGGCTAAAGCATTAATACCTTCTCAGATAGCGCCAGATGTGTCTACAGAAGTTCGTAACGCATTACCAGAACTGCAACCAAAGTCCAATGTCTTACCTTCCATACCAAAGGAAATATCTCTAAAGGGCCAATTCCTAAAAGACATAAAAAGTGGCGTTTCTCCATTAAATCATGAATACTTCAAGGGTAATATAGCAACTTTAAAAACAGCTAAAACAGGTGAATCGATTGATCTTACCGGGTTCCGACAAAATAGAGGCCAAGCAGTTGACGGTACAGGTAAGTTCTACTCAGTATCCCCAACTAAAGCGGCGGCCTATGGCGATAAGGTCAATGGAAAATGGACAGAGCTTGGACCCCTACACACCATGGGAGTCGATCCAATATCCCTTAAAAATCCTCTTGTTGTTGATGGAGGCCACTGGAACGCCACAAGAGAGTTGTTAGATGGACTAGGGCCTAACGACCCATTAAGAAAACAACTTATTCAAGCTAGACAGCTAGTCACTAACAATGCTGAGAATGGAACAGAAGTAGGCTACACACTGTATGACAAGGTGATAGCCAAGATTGCTAAACAGCAGGGATATGACGGACTTGTTTATCGTCATAGCAATACGCTTGGTGATAATGCAAGCGAGGTTATAATGCTTAATAAAGCTAAAACAGTAGCTCCCATTAGCGATGTTCTTAAGGGAACAACAGATGTGACTATTCCAGTCAAATTACCATCTAATAAAAACATTATTTCTGCAGCAAATATGGAACATTTGCCACAAACTAACAACACGGCTAGCTTATCAGTTGACCTCAACAATCCAGTAGCGGATACAACACTAAATAAGTATGTTGATACAAATCCTATAAATATAAACATTGGTAAAAATGATAAAGCCACTTCTTTGGATATAAGAAATGGATACGTTGGGAAACTAAATAAACAAATTGTAACTGGTAACCAACTTAGCGACACAATGAAAGCACTAGCACCAAAAGAGCAAGAAGGGATACAATTATTTATTGATGCAGGTGGAGATAAGGCACATCTTCAAGAAATGGCTAAAAGCACAGATCCTATTATAGATAGCTTTATACCTAATACAAAAACAACTTATAGAGAGGCATATAACCAAGCATTAAACTTATCACCAGAAGCGCAAAAAGCGGCTGCAATGGCACAACAATACTATAAAGAAGCTGGACAATATGCTTTGCAAACTGGATCAACTAAAAGCGTATTAGAAAACTATGCTAACCGTCTATGGAAACAACCACCAACAGGGACAGTAAATACCGAATTAAGGAAACCTGGTCTTAACCCTTTTACTTCTCATTCAAAAGAAAGAGTCTATTATAATATAGGTGAAGGAATATTAAATGGTAAAGAACCTGTAACATTAAATGCAGGTAATTTGTTAGGTATACACAATGAAGAATTGGCAAGAGTTAATACAAATAGGGGATTAGCAGAAGCGTTAAAGTCAAATGGTTTAGGAAATTATCAAGTTAGCAAGCCACCAGCAGGATTTACTGCAATAGACAGCATGGGAAAAGATGCACCAGTAGTATTAAAAGATGGAACGGCATCTATAGTTCATCAAAGTTTTGTTATTCCCGATGGGATAGCTAAGGGGCTAAGATCAATTACTGACCCTAACTATATGGCAAAAGTAGACGCATTCAAACACTTACAAGCATATCAAGGACTTGTTAAAACAGTTGATCTATCATTTTCACTCTTCCACCATATTACGCTAGCAGCTCAAGCACTTTATAATTCACATGGTGGCGTGGATTTCGTTAGAAACTGGGATAAGATGAGCAAATTAGGAAGCGAAACGTTCAATGCTTCTGAAAAATGGGGAGCAGAACACGGTCTAATGACCACTAAGATTGATAGTAATTACGATATTCTTAGGCAAATATCTGGAAACAAGGTTGAGGGTAAACTCAAAGAACAACTAGGAATAATGAAAAAAGCAGAGTGGACAGCCAACAAATTAGGAAATCTCCCAGTTATTAAGCAAGCTGGACAATTAGCTGATAAAAATACAGAATTTCTATTCGGTAAAATTCAAAGATGGTTAAAGGTATCTGACTTTCAAAATAAAGCAAATGCTTTTGTCGGTAAGAATCCAAATATGCAAAACGCAGAAGTAACGAAAGGCTTACGTCAAATAGCGTCTGAGGTAAACGATGCGTATGGAGGACTTAACTGGAAAGCAATTGGAGTTACACCAAGTATGCAGGCATTATCAAGATTAGGCTTACTTGCTCCTGACTGGACGTTTTCCAGTGCTAGAATACTAGCTAAAACATTAACTAAGGGACCTGGTGGAGCAGCGGCACGAGCACAATTCACGGGTGGAATAATTGGAGCAGGGATATTAACAGAGGGATTAAATAATCTTTTAACTGGTCATTACACAGACCAAAATGCAAAGGGTCATGAATTAGAAGTAGAAGTACAACCTGGGGTATATATTTCTATGTTCCGCTCTGGTATTGGAGATACAACAAAGTTATTCGCTAATATCGGCAATAATGGATTACTAAGCGGAACGATAGGTACGTTACAAGGAAAAATGAGTCCTTTAGCTAGGACTTTAGTTGGTCAGCTATCAAACAAACAGCCCGCAGGAGCGCCAATAACAAGCGTAAAAAATACACCCCTACAAAATGATTTAGCTAGATTAGGAAGCTTTGGAAGTTCGTTCCTTCCTATTCCAATGGGAATACCTAGTATGAAAAGATACATTGACAGCGGAACGGCTACACCTTTGGGAAGTGCTTTTGTTAGTACAGGAGCAGCCAGATATTCCAAAACAGTAGATATTAATACCTTGGCTAATCCAGCTAGTTTTAATTCAGGTAACTGGATTGATAAGCTCAACCCTTCATCAGGGCCACAGTTAAAACAAACTAAAAAGAAAATAAAATAGAGGACGGTTTAAACCGTCCTCTTAGTGATTTCCTTGTATGTACTCAACTTGACTTTCTACGAAATCGGGATCCATCTGAGATACAAAGGCCAATAACCCAAACGCAATAGTAAATCCCAGTATAGAACTTAATATTATCTTAAGAATATCTTTAGGTGATTTAATAGTTTCATAAATAATAACTGCTAGAAATACGATTCCCAGTAGAATAGCACTTAATATCCAGTTGCCATTTCCCATTTGAAACAAAATAAACACTCCACCGAATATAAAAGATAGCCAATAAATGAACCACAAATAAATCAAATCCTTTCTTGACAAATGTCTATCATAGTCATATACTTACTATAAAGACATTAACAGGTGCTAGGAAGGGTTGTTGATAATGAGCGAAGACGAGATATTAACCAAGGAAGAACTTTCAAAGTTATTAAAAGTTACTGAGAGAACAATTGACCGAATGCGAGACGAAGGAATGCCATATTTTAAAATTGGTTCTAATGTTCGTTTCTTTAAAGAAAAGGTTATGCAATGGTTTGATGAAAAATCTAAAGATTAAGGGGAAGCCTGCTCCACGACTAAGAGTTACAGGATTCCCCGATGAACGGCCCTCCGAAGAGAACTGTTTCACCTTGTAGTATATCAGGGGAAACCTCTTTCGGCAAGGGACCAACGAAGGAGGAAATTACTATGAATTACCCAAACACAGTTACTATGGACGGGGAAGAAAAAACTATTGTTACATGGAATCTTAAGGGAATAGCGAGGTGGGTTGTGTTTGACGAAGCCGTCTTGGTCGATCCAAACTATTTAGGTGAATTATTTTCATTGGAATTATGTTTGGTATGAAGACGTGTAGTAAGTGTGGGGAAAGTAAGCCGGCTACGGGCGAATATTACTATTCAAAAAAAGTTAGCAAAGATGGTCTAATGGGGTACTGCATCAGGTGTTCTAACGAAATTAGTAAGCAGTACAAGACTTCTAATAAGGAAAGCGTTAAGAAGAGTAACGATGATTACAGGGAAGCTAATTGTGAATATAATAAGCAATACCGCAAAATCAACAAAGAGTCCATAGCTGAATGTCAAAGAGTTTATTACCTAAAAAATAAACAGGCTATTAGTGATAGAAAAAGGGTATTTTATCAAAAAAATCGAAAATCTAGTTCTTACATTATATACCAACGCCCAGATGCAATCGCATGTACTAAATGCGGAATAATTTCACCATTGACAACTGAGTATTATAGCCCAAGAAAAGTGGGAAGATTCGGATTTAAGCGTGTATGTAGAGAGTGCGGAAGTGAAGAAAGCAAGATATACATTGCAAGTCATAAGGAGTCCATCGCCGAAAGAAGAAGGATATATAGAATATCTATTGCCCACAGACCCAGACAATATGACAAATACAGGGAGGCCAAGAGGCGATATGCACGAGAGAATAAAGAGAAAAATAATATCTATAAACAATCGCGTAGGTCAAGGAAAGCAAATTTACCTCATACGTTAACCACTCAACAATGGGAAGAAATACGTCAACACTTCGGTTATGCCTGTGCATACTGCGGAACGGAAGGGCCACTAGAACAGGAGCACTATGTTGCGTTAAGCAAATTTGGCGAATACTCCGTATCCAATATTATTTGCTCATGCAAGCGTTGCAATAGTAGCAAAGGTGATCGATCATGTCATGAGTGGTGGATCAAGCAACCTTACTATTCTAAGCAACGAGAAGATAAGGTACTTAAATTCTTAGGATATAACACAAAGGGGATACAGCAATTATCCTTAATGTGATAAGATAACAACCACTAAGGATCAAGGCAAGAGTCGCTCTTTTGTCTAAACGCTCCTTGTCCGAGCAGATCCTTAGTATACCCGGACAATCTCAGGGACAGGATGGGGCGCATATAGCACCTCTAAGGAACTCGCAAGGGTTCCTTTTCTTATGTTCAAATTTAGAAAGAGGTGTTTCACCATGGCAACAGAAGAAACTCAGGTACAAATAGTAGCCCAAATAGTAGCACAAACAGCAGACGCAACAGCTAAGGCAGTGGCTCAGGCAGCACAGGCAGCAGCAACGGTAATGGCGAAGGAAAACTACACAGCATTAACAGCAATTGCAGTATTACAGACTGAAATGACAATACTCAAGAATCAGCAATCATCGTTTGAAAGCGTGATGACTACTCGAATGGATAATCTTACTCCAAAGTTTGAGAAAATATTTGAGAAGCTTGACGAGGTCGCGCAAGGTCGCCCTAGCTGGATAGTGTCAATCGCCATTACTGCGCTCTTTGGAACATGTAGTGGATTGATTGTATTTATTTTGACTAAGGCGGTGCATTAACAATGATAGTAGAAGAGTGGAATCCATCACCAAATTTTAGCAGTAGAAACGGAAGAAAAATAAATACTATTGTTGATCACGTAACGCAAGGGAACTTTCCCGGCTGTGTGGATTGGCTTAAAGATCCCGCCTCAGTGGCCAGCGCACATTACGTTGTAACGAAACTAGGAAGAATCATACAGCTAGTCAAAGAAGCGGATAAAGCGTGGTCTAATGGCACGTATAACCACGGATCATGGGATCTCTACGATGGCACAAACCCTAATCTGACTACACTCAGTATTGAACATGAAGGTATGAGTGGGGAGCCGTTGACCGAAGTGCAATATCAAGCGTCACTATTTCTTCATCGTGAACTAATTGCGAAGTATTCCCTGCCTGTAGATGAAGAACATATCATCGGTCATTACCGAATAGACTCAGTGAATAAGTCAGGTTGCCCTGGGAGTGGGTTCCCTTGGGTTAGATTATTCAACGACTTACGAGGTGTACCTGTTACTATTCTAAAAGCTCCTGACCCCGTTCACGCCCCTGCTCCTGTACAATCCGAACCCCTGCTAATATTCTCCTTCCCTAACAACGCTAAAGTAGTTGGCGATTCCCTTTACATCAGAGATATAAATGGCAGTACAATCCTAGGCCGATATGTTTCAGATGGTGACAACATCACAGTTCTTGACGTTTCCTACTCACGCCAACTCGTTCTAGTCGAATACCCTACGCCAAGTGGAGTAAAGTCTGGCTATGTCTCAAATAAACTCATCAATTATTTCAGTGCAAAGTGGCAAAATGGATCCACAAAAGAAATTGTCTATGATGAAAATGGTAGCGCTATCGGATCGCTTAGCCCACGTGAAACTGCGACTCTGCTCTACAAAAAGGGTAATAGATATCATGTGGTTTATAGTACAGATAAGGGGACCAATACTAAATCGGGTTATGTCGCTTTCTCAGGAATTTAATAAATGAAAGAAGGAATTTTCAATGCAAAGTAAACTCAAAAGCTGGCCTTTGTGGCTCGCAATTATCGCCCTCGTCACATACACTTCACAAACTTATTTTGGTTACACAATCCCTGGTGTAGATCGTCTGACTATATTAGTCTTACCCGTTCTTGTACTGCTTGGCATTATTAACGATCCAACTGATCCAAACAAATTTTGATGCAATAACCATATCTCCCACATGGGAAATATGGTCCAATATGTAGTTCTCAAAGAGCCTTTCGTCTTAACAGATGGAGGGCTTTTTTATTTATCCTTCATACATTGCATACCGTACCGAGCTGTGATATAATAAGTTATGGATTAATTGAAGGAGGTTTATTATGTCAGTTGCTAGAGTTACACTGAGATTTGATGTTCTTCCAGGGGAAAAAGAACGGTTAGAGAAGGTATGTAAGGCATACGGAATAAATAAAATTGACTTTCTAAGAGCTTCTATTTCCTTAGCCGAAAAAGAAATTATTGAAACATCAAATAACTTACTAAAAGGATACCAGCATGAGCAGCCAAGGTTTTATAAGGAAGAGTATATGAAACACTTTAAGGATAGGCAGATCGCGATAAAAGCGAAGGAGGGGGAGGAGATGGAAGATAGTGCAGTTGGGTATTGTAAATGCGATAATTCATCTAGTGTATATTCAGGGGTTGGCGATTTTGGTTATTGGTCAGTGTGTAACGATTGTCACAAAGTAGTAGAGGATAGTCTTGTATATTATAATCATTACGATGGCGAAGATCATTGCGAAGATTGAGGTAAAAGCGAAGGAGGGGAAGAAATGAAAAAAGAATATATGTGCGCCAGAGAATTTGAATGTGATGGCTGGGTTAAGGGTAAAGAGGTAGAGGAAACCGATCCCGACACCATAACCCTAAAGCGCATCTACTCCACCCATTGCCAGGTATGCGGGGAACCCTTCTCTTATGCCAACACTCATTCAATGCCTTCATATAGGGCGGTTTGTTTCGTCCCACTCGACAATAATATAACATGCTATAGATGCGCGATTGAATCAAGGCTAGAGTATGAGCCAAGGATATATAAGGAGGAACCATGAAGGAACAAGTTGATAAAGCAATCCAATCATATCAAGAGCAAACAGGAAAACTACCAGGGGAGATCAGGTTATCACTAGAAAACTATAGAAAATTCAATAAAGAGATAGCTGGCAATTTACCAATGAACGACGATCCCAGGCTATGGGAACTAACGACATACAGAGGGATAAGGGT